AAGACGAAGAGTTTCGTAAACAGGGTGAGGCACTTCACCCAGAGCGTTACCCACTAGCCGCATTGAAGCGTATTAAGCGTGCGATGATCCCCCGAGATTGGCAGGCGCTCTATCAGCAAAAACCTGTATCAGAAGATGGTGACTATTTTAAAGCCGAGTACTTTCGATATTATCACCCTAAAGATTTACCCCCGTTATCTGAGCTACGTATTTATGCGGCATTCGATTTCGCCATATCGCAAAAGACCTCTGCCGATTGGACGGTTGGCGTGGTCGTGGGTATCGATAGGAAACAAAACATTTGGCTGTTGGACATGCGCCGTGGCCGATGGAACTCATTGGGTATCATTAATCTACTGTTCGAGATACAGATGCTCTACGACCCCGAGCTGATGGGCATCGAGACAGGCCAGATTGAATTGGCCCTTGAACCTTTCATCATCAAAGAAGAACAGGAACGGGGTGTCACGCTTAACTATGAGAAGTTGCGTACCAAAGGTGTCGATAAAGTTATCCGTGCTAGACCGCTGCAAGGCCGAATGGAACAGCACAAGGTATTCTTTCCTTCGCTTGACTCTACGCCGTGGATGATGACCCTTGTTAATGAGTTGCTTAAATTCCCACTTGGTAAGAACGATGACATTGTGGATGCGTTGGCGTGGATCGGTCAGATGATATTGCTGTTTGGTATTGTTAACCAGAAGCAGGCTAAGAAGGCCGAGAGTGACATGGCTAAACGTTTGAAAGAAATTATGAACGGTAAACGTGCGCGCAAGGCCATGGCTTCTTAAACTCGTTTGCAGATATTAGTAATACTGTTATAATCCAATCAGGGGAAGGAAGCACCGCACACTTTTCAGGGAGTTGGCGGTTGTCATTTAAAGAGGTAAATCCGATGTTGCAGTCAATGATTGCGGCATTCACGCTGGTAGTTGCCATGTTTGCAATGTGGCACGCCATTATATTAGAGCCAATAGAAGCACGGTCTTTGGAAAGAATGGAGGTGCTTACAGAGCGCGTCCGTAGAGTCGAAGTTCGTCAAGATAAATCCAATGAATCGATTTTAAAAGAGATACGAAACATCAACCAATCACTTAGTCAGCTAGAGGTGTATCAAGCACGTCTAGGGGCTAATCTCGACAATCTTAATGGCAACATTACTCGTTTATCAAAACAGCTCGAATCCCAAAGTCTCCCCCGACCTCTATTGGAGGCCAGAAACCAGTGAAAAAATCCAAGAAACCCACACTAGATAACGACACACTCAAAGCCGCACGCAACCGCTATCTGTTTGAAGAAGCTGAGCGTTCAACAGGCCACATTAATTATGTGAAGAACGCGATAACGTGTTCGAACTATTACGCGGGTGAGCAGTGGGATGCAGACACTAGGGCTAAACTCGATGCGCAAGGTCGTCCTGCATTGACCCTTAATATGTTTCTATCGACAGTAAACGCCATGATAGGCGAGCAGTTGGAACGTAAGGTTGAAATTACTTTTACTGCGTCCAAGACCGGCACGAGTGAGACGGCCTACGCGCTTAATGCAATAACTAAATCTATCCTGAATGAGAACAACTTTACCGAAGTCGAAGAAATGGTATTCGCCGATGGCATTATCACCGACCGTGGATTCTATGACATTCGCATGGACTTTGAGAATAATCTCCAAGGCGACGTTAATATACTGACCGAGGATGGCACTGACGTCATCATCGATGCCGAGGCTAAAGACTCTGACCCTTCCACATGGAATGAGATATGGATTTCGCGGTGGATGACACCTGACGAGATTGGAGTGCGTTATGGTGAGGATAAGATACAAGCTATACTTGCCCACGCAGCGCACGGTGGGGCGTCGAGTCAAGCCTCACATGTGCAATTCGAGTCAAGTACTTTTGGCCGTGACAGCACCTACACCCGAGAGAACGACGAAGAAGTTCGTGAGGTTCGACGGGTTCGCGTCATAGAACGTCAGCATTATAAATACACAGACGTCGTTAAATACGCAGATATGGATACGGGCGATTTACGCCAGGTTCCTTACGGTGTCACTCTGGCCGAAGCAAAAAAGTTTGCTGATGAAGAGGGCTACGGTGTCATCGAGACTAAAGGCCGCCGCCTAAAAATGACGGCCAGTGCCGGTGATGTGATGCTTGAAGATGACTGGTCGATGTACCGCACCTTTACGCTTGTGCCATTTTTCCCGTACTTTCGTCGAGGTAAGCCACATGGTATTGGTAGACACATACTTGACCCACAGGACTTGCTCAACAAAACCAGCTCACAAGAACTGCACATTGTAAACACCACGGCTAACAGTGGTTGGATAGTGCAGGAGAACTCACTTGTTGATATGGATACAGACGATTTGGAGACGCGCGGAGCCGAAACCGGTTTAGTGCTGACCTTTAAGCGCGGCTATGATGCTCCTGCCAAAATTACACCTAACCAGATACCCACAGGTATAGAGCGCATTAGCCAAAAGGCAGCGTTAACTATCCGCGAGGTTTCTGCAGTGAACGCTTCGATGCTGGGAACGGCTCGTGCAGACCAGAGTGGAACAGCACAAGCGCAGGCAACTACTCGGGGTCAGATGCAAGTATCTGTCGTGTTGGCGAGTTTGAAGAAAGCCCGTCGAATGGTGGCTAAGAAAATACTCGAACTGGTTCAGGATTTTTACACAGAGACTCGCTATTTCAAGGTTACGGAGGACAGTGTGTTGACCTCTAACCAAGAAGGGTCTGACTTGTCCATCAACCAACCTGATGAACAAGACAACATAATGAACGATGTCACTGTCGGTGAGTATGGTATCTCGGTTGGACATGCGCCAGCAGGCGGCAGTGCTTTAGAAGCCGAGTTTAACGAAGTGATGGCATTGCGCGAACGCGGCGTGAATATCCCTGACCATATTGTGATCAAGTATTCCAACCTACGTGAACGCAACGAAGTGTCTGAGTACATTAAGAATATGACGGGTCTTGGTGAGAAGAGTGAAGAACAGCAAGAATTAGAAACGGCTAAGCTTGAATTTGAGTTAGGTCGCATGGAGAAAGAGCTACAACTTAAAGACGCAGAGATTGATAAGAAAGTCGCTGATGCGTCTGTCGCAATGGCGAAAGCGGATTCTCAAGAAGGCTACAACCAAGCTGAAATGGAAATCGCTAGGCTACAACTCGAACGCGACAAGATGCGCCAAGATGCCTCATTACGAGTCGCATTGGCCGCACGCAGTCACGTCAACGCATCCAGTCTCAATGACTCCCGCATGGCTACCCAACTAGCCATGAAAACAATGGATTCAATGGAGAAGGACAAACCCCCAACGAAAGAGAGTAAATAATGGCTATTGAATTAGTAGATGCAGATGATGGCGGCGGACCAGCCGTTTCGACAGTGAATGAATTTGGCGGTGAGACTTTTGAAACACCGACAGTCGATAAGAAAGCTCGCGGTGATTTCGCTGAGCCGGTGATTGACGATACTGACGACGAACTGGTCGTTGAAGCCGTAGGCGACGAAACTGAGTCCAAGGATGAAACTGAAACCGAATCCAAGGATGATGAAGGAGAAGACGAAGGTGAGACTGAAACTGAGAAAGAGGACGAGGGTGAAGAGGACGAGGGTGAAGATGACGAGTCTAAGCCTACGGAGGAGGACGAGAGTATTCCGTCATCTGTTCCGCGTTCACGGCTTAAAAAAGAAGTGGAAAAGCGAAAGAAGTTACAAGCTAGACTTGACGCCCTTGAAGCCCAAAGTACCGAGGACGGAAATGATGACCCAGTTGAATCTGCCACTGGAATAGAGCTAGACCCTGCCAGTTTCAAAAAGATGCAGGAAGCGATGATTGATGGTGAGTCTGATACGGCGATGGAGCTGTTTCAGGGGATGCTGAACAACGCGGTCAACGTGGCAACAACCACGGCCGAGAAGCGCACATCAGAAAAGGTTAAAGGCGAGATTGCCGAGCAAGCCCAGAACAAGGAATTAGCCGCTGTCTCTGCGACTGTCTATGAGTCTTATCCTGAGTTTGAATATGGCGGCGACTATGCTGACGAGGATTTGATAACGGATGTTATCGATTTACGCGACTTTTACTTTAATAAAATGAGCGCGGGTGAGGCACTGCAAAAAGCGGCGGCTCAGGTAGCCCTAGAGAATGAGCTGGTTGATCGTAAACCTGCCGCTAAGCCCAAAGCGATTGATAAAGCGCCAGTTAAGGCTAAAGCGAAGAACGACATCGCCCGTAAGATGGAATTGGCGAGTAAGGAAAAGGGTAAGTTGAAAGGCAGTTCACTCAGGGATAAATCAGAGTCAATGGATATAAGTTCATTGACTGACGAGCAGTTTGGCAATATGTCACCACAGGCGAAAGCCAAAGCAAGGGGAGATTTCCTATAATGAACGAGCAGAAGATTGAGCAGAAGATTAAAGACAAGGGCTTGGACGCACCACGCGTCACGCCTACTAAGATAGATGACGTCATAGTTGGAGAGTCTTACTATGTTTTTCCTGGCACAACGGTGACTATCTGCTTGTTGAGATTGGAAAACGGCTTTACGGTCACGGGTGAGTCGGCATGTGCCAGCGTTGATAACTTCAACCAAGAAATTGGCCGCGATATTGCCCGAGTTAATGCGCGTGAGAAGATATGGGGGCTAGAAGGGTACGCACTCAAACAGCGACTCTTTGATGCCGCATAAGCTACAGCCCCTTTAACTAGGGGCTTTTTTATTAAGTCAACTGTTGACTAATATTAGTATTACTAATACACTAAGGCCATTCGAGTAGTGAACTCGTAAAAAACTCCTGACATACACAGCTAAGTATGCCGCACGAAAGTGCTTCGTTAGACCCACGCACGGGACAAACACAAAGGCTAATTTTTAATAAATTTGCCCTAGTTTTTGTTTCGCAATGATTAGGGAATAACGGAGTAAACCACATGGCTGGTAATACAAATTTCGCAGCACTAGATGACGATGCTAAAAAAGTATGGTCACGAGACGTATGGCACCAAGCACGAGAGAAGATGTTTACATCACGCTTTATCGGCACGGGCCAGAATTCAATGATCCAACGCATCCCAGAGTTAACCAAATCAGAACGTGGTCTTGAAGCCATTGTTACTTTAGTACCTGACATCGAAGAAGATGGTGTGGTCGGTGATGATGTTCTTGTCGGAAACGAATCAGAAATGAAAGCGGTTCAGGATAAGATCCAAATTGACCAGTTACGTAACGCGGTTAAGAACACTGGTAAACTGAATGACCAGGCAACTGTCGTTAACTTCCGCGACCAAGCGAAAGACCAACTTGCCTACTGGCTTGCAGACCGTTGTGACCAACTTGCTTTTTTAACAATGGCTGGTTTGGCTTACACCAATAAAAACTCAGGTGGAACGCGTGGCGGTAACTTAGGTAACTTGTCATTTGCGGCTGATGTAACAGCACCCTCGTCTGAACGTTACCTTGTAGTTAAGGGTGATATACTTGAAGAAGGTTTGGGTACGTCTGATTTAACTGCAACAGACAAATTCGGTTATAGACACATTGTACGCCTACAGGCTTACGCTAAAACGAACTATGTTCGCGGCGTTCGTGGTAACGGCGGTTCAGAAGTCTATCACTTGTTCCTTCACCCGATGGCAATGGCCGAGTTAAAGCTCGACACTGACTTCATTGAGAACGCTCGTCAAGCTGGTGTTCGCGGTGATGGCAACACGTTATGGGAAGGTGGAGACACGTACAAAGTAGATGGCTTGTTCATCCACGAGTTTCGTCACGTACCGACTACACTGACTGCCACGACCAAATGGGGCGCAGGCACAGATGTTGAAGGTTGCCGTGCAATCCTAGCAGGCGCTCAAGCAATCGCGATGGTTGACTTGGACTCAGGCTCATGGGACGAACGTGATCACTTCGATTTCGGTAACAACTACGCAATCGCCTATGGCAAAATCTTTGGGTTCAAGAAAACTAAGTACTTGTTCGCTAAGAATGCCACTGATAATACCACTGTTAAGCAAGATTACGGTGTCATTATCGTTGATATGGCTATCTAAGTTTGTTGGGGGGTCGTCGCTAAGGATAGCGGCACTCCATCCCAATTACAAAAAACCCCTTACCAACAATAGGATTACCCGATGAAATTTAAAAATTTTAATGCAGTTTCCGTCCATGTTTGGACACCCGCAGGACACAGCTTTGTCATTGGCTCGGGCGAAATTAAAGAAGCCCCAGAACATTTCACCCAAGCATGCCTTGAGAAAGGGCTTGTACCGGAGGGTGCGTATAACGAGGGTGTCGATGATTATGACACTGACTTGGTTGTTAACCTGTCCGATGAACCTGTCTCAGAATCTAGCGATTTAGAGAAGCAGGCCATCAAGCGCAGTGAAGCGGCCGCAAAGGGTCAAGCTACAAAGGCGGCTAACGCGGCCAAAGCGGCATCAGCTCAAAAAAACTTGGAGTAATAAATGGCTACCACCGTCGGTAATATCATAGAGGACAGAGTACGAGTACTGCTAAGAGACATTGACGATGGCGGTATTTCCCACAAAGATGAAGAACTTATCTCATGGATAAATGAAGGTCAGGCTGAGATAGCACGTATTCGCCCCGAAGCCTCAAGTGCCACAATGAACGTGGCTTTGATTGCAGGTGTCCACCAGACTATTCCCGATGGTTCTACGCTTCTTTTAGAAGTAGTTGCAAACGTCGATATGCCCGGTGGTGAGCTGAATCGTATTGTTCGAAGTGTTGATCGCGATACACTGGATAAAGAGGATGTCAACTGGCCTTTAGCCCCTTCCGCAGATTTGATTAAACGCTTTGTGGTGTCAGCTACAGACCCGCGTTCGTTCTACGTTTACCCGCCACACACAGGTAACAGTGCTAAGGGCATTAAGATTGTCGTTGGACAGGCCCCTGATGAAGTGACGGCGATGACGGATGTTATAGGGCTGCCTAGTATTTACAGCGCACCACTGGCTAACTATGTACTGTATAGAGCCTTTCTCAAGCAACTGGAAAGCCCAGAAGCCCAGCAACGTTCTATTGAAATGCTAAATATTTTCAACGAACAGATGGGTATTACTGACCGCAACCAAGAGCAGAGAAGCGCGAAGAACAGACAACCAGCACCGGCGTATAGATAATGCGCCTGTTTGATATTATTGACGACCCGATGCCTCTGAGCGAGATTGTTGACGATATATCTCTGGACTTTCCCGAGCCGTTGGACTCGACCATTTTACGGTCAGTGCGACGCGCTTTTAGGGAGTTCTGCATCAAGTCTCATGCGTGGCGAGCCACAGTTGAGATTAAGGTCGTTGAAGGTATCAACTTTTATGATTTGGATTTGGATGCGCACTCATATGCGCTCGCCATGCAAGAGGCGAATTTCAGCGTCCGTGACGGTGATAGCTATCGTCTTACGGCTGTTGATGGTAATGGTATGGAAAGGTCTCCTACAGGACTACCCCATCACTGTTATACGTCAGATGACGAGTTCTTCTTAATGGAGGCGGGTCAGGATGGTGTAGCGAAGGTTGAAGTCAAGATTGCACCCACGAATAAGATACTTGAGATACCCGAGAAGTTAGGGGCAAAATACCTCGATGTCATTCGCTCAGGTGCCATCTATCATTTGCTCAGAACACCTGGTCAAGCGTGGAAACCCGACATGAACCGCTATGAAGTGGACCAGTATTATGCCTCGTTCAACGACGGTATCTTAGAAGCTCACCGCGAAGCAACGCGCAAGATGTCAAAACCCAAACGTACTATCCAATATGGAGGTATTCAGTTTGGACACTCCACGTGAAGAGGAACTAGCTACTAGTATCCGAGACTGC